GGGCAGTAAGGTCTGGCATTTGATTAAACAAGTTCAACAACAGGTAATCGTTTGCTAGATAGTAGGTATATTCAGAACGTGCTGCGCCGCCCTTGACGAAAACTTTTTGTAACGCACCAATTGTAAATGCCTGTAACAAGGGATTCAATGTTATAATGGGATCAGTGTCATTGCTGAGTGTAATTTGCCAAGCATTACGACGTTGCGCCACAGGAACTGTAACTCCGTTCACTGTCCATTGAGCATTGTCAAGATCTTTGTTGACAAAAATTAACGATTTCAAGTTGAGCTGGTTAACTGCACTAACGCCATCAATGCCGTTTTCAAAGCCGGCTGTGATTGCACTCAGTCTCTTACCTTGAACTTGTGTGTAGCTCAATGCTGTACTCAAATCAGCACTGCCCGCAAGTGTCATACGAACATAGAAATCTTGTGCTGTTGGTTGTGGTACTTTGAATGTTACTGTACCAACATCAATACCGTTATTGGTTACACCCAATACATCACGGCTTGACAAGTTTGTTTGTCGATCTTTAGTACCACTGACTCCGGCACTGGCTTGTATCCAGAATGGGAATCCAGGTTGGTTAACTACAAACTTGTAAGTACCACCGTAAGCTAAACGCACAGTAGGATTTTCAACCCCTTCAGCATTGCTGAAACGATATGTTCCAGTTGTAGTGTCGCGGTTAACAGTGAATGTTTCTGTAGTTGGAACTACACTGCCAAATACTTGTACAGCATCGGGGCCGTCTGTTAACCAGTAATATTGGTTAAAGTTGATGAACTTGTCAAAGTCAAACAGGCCGTTGTAGCTGTAGCTTTCTCCAGCAAATAGACGTGTTTGATTATTAGTCAATCCACCATAGTGACCAACTTGATTTAGCAGGTCAATGTAACTGCTAAAGAACTCAGTCTCGCCTGTGATTTTGTTTTTAATAACAACACTGGGTTCTAGCTGATAATTTTGACGTAGGGCACTGGGTTCAGGTTGATAGTTATCTGTACTCTTAAAAGTAGGGGCAAACTTACGACCAATATAACCGTTGACGTTTCTTAGGTCGGGCTGCGTTACTAGCTGATCCATTGTAGCATTTAAAAACTTTTGGTTAGTTTCGGTTCTAAATGCTTCGGGTAAGAAATTGCTTGTCTTAATTTGTGCCATATTAAATTACGATTCCCAATCCTGCTAGGGTTTGATTAATTTGTGCTGCTGTGATTGCGCTGATAATCTGTACATTATCTGCTGTTGCTGCGCTGACCATAACTTCGTTAGGGTTACTGTTGATCTGCAACAATCCACCAAAGGCAATATCTGTGCTGTTAGGCACGATAATGATACTGGCTACATTTGGTGCTAGTGCGTTGTGCAAGTAAGTGCTGAGTTCACTGAAATAGAATGTGTCGCCAAAGTTCCAATTGGCTGTGTCAAAGTACTTGTTTAATGCGGCAATTACACCCGACTTGATGTCATTGTCACTGACGTTGACGTTGGGGTTTTTAACAACTTTGAATGTTGCCTGTAGACTTGGATCGGCTTTAGCACCAAATAGTGGTTTGTATTTGCCCGGATTGTACACAATAGTATCGCTCAATGCTTTGTACTGTTCAAGGCTGGTAGCACCAGTGCCGTACTCGGTCTTTAACTCATCGTTTGTAGGCAAACTTGGCTGTGCTACTGTGCCAGTGGTGTCCTGAATCCATGCCAAATAGTCTGCGCTGTACTGTGTAGTCAAGATATACAAGTCCATGATGTTGTTTGGTGCTGGATCAATACGACGATCATTTGGGCTGCTGTGGCGATATTGGAATTGTAATCCTTCTCGTCCTACTTCAGCAACATAGTTTGTTAGCTGTGTTAGGCTACGTACATTACTTCTATTGATTGTTAATTGATAGAAGTTGCCTTCTGTGGTAGCGTAGAAGATCTGTCCACTGATATACAAGTTCCAATTGGCAGTTATGGCGTTCTTGTTAGCGTAGGCTGTTACAATGGTTGCACTGTCAACCGGCGCTGTTGTTAAGAAATTGTTGCCTTGTGTTACCTGTTGGAAGAACACATATTTCTTAGTTGGGTTAACTGTAGGAGCAATGATATTGGTAAACAAATCAGGATCGTCTGGAATACCGTCATTGTTGGTCATTGGGAAAGTTACCAAGACCTGTGTGTTGTCAACATAACCATCTGGGTTGATGATGTTGTTGTAAATGTACCATGACTGATCTTGTCCGATTGGACTTGCACTGTCAGGCTGGCTGTTGGTTTTCAGTACTCGGATTTGATCGTTAACTGTCAAGCCAGTTTTACTGTCAAATGTCTTAACGTCTGGATCAAAGTAGAAACGTGTTTCGCCTGCGCTTTGGAACACATATTCAATACCACGGTGAGCAATGTTATAGCTGATACCGTTGTAGGTAAATGCCACTAGCCAGCTGCTGTCTAGACCGCTGCCAGTTAAGTCACCTTGGTTAGTTAGGCTAAATGCGCCCAAGTTCAAATCTTGTGGCAATATGATTTGCCATGCTTGTTTTGTGCTGTTGTAGCTCAAGCCAATGTTTTGATAGCTTTGTAGCAAACGCACCACTTGTGCAATAAATGTACCGCTTGGTAGTGCATTTTTAAACACAGGGATAACTGTATCTGCTACTGCGCCTGTAGGAATATTTTGACTTAGTTGTACGCTGTAGCCGCTGTTAGAACTGACTACGCTAGCCCAGATATAGTTTTTCTCACTAGGATAAGTTGCTGTACCAGTCTGTATTTGATTCTGTGCGTCAAAGTAGTTTCCTGCACCTGCATTGAAACGTACCATTGATCCAATGGCTATGTACTTTAAGTTGCTGCTTACACCCAAGCCAATTTGTTGTACTTGGTTGCTGCCGTTGACAAAATAGCCTGTGCTGTTATTGCCTGTGGCGCTGCTGCGGCTCCATGCTGTTACACTTGGAGGAGTATAGCGCGGATAGTTGGCATAGTAGTACTGCAACACTGGCTTGCTGGCAATTAAGGGAGCCACTGTATTGTAGATAACTTGATAAATGTCAGTCGCAGTTACAAAACTAAATGTACTGCTGCTAGTTGGTGCTTGGCTGTACAAGATGCCATCGCTGGCAAAAATGTTTGTGCTGCTGTACTTGCCAGTTACGTCTAGCACGTCTAAGAAACGACTTGTGCCGCTGCTTTGACGGTTAACTGCTTTAACTTTTAAGATGCTGCTAAAGTTTGTGTATGGGAACAGGCTGTAGTCTTCGCCTGTGATCATACGGTTTTGTGTGTAGTAGTTGGCAGGAGCTTTGGTACGAATATCGTCAATGCTCTCACGTGGTTGGCTGTTTGATACTGTGTAGTTCAAGCTCACAGTAACAGTCAATGTTTCAACTGCGTTGTTGCGGCTTACATAAGGGAAACTTAGTGTAATGCTCTGCATTTCATCAGGCGTAATCTTGTAAGTTGCACCATTGCTGGTTCTATAGTACAAGCGATAGATACCTTGTGGAATGTTGGCAAATGCACCGTCACCAAACACTAGATCAATTTGGTCATTGCTGCGACTGTTGATCTGATATAGGTTACGATTGCTGCTTTGATTGTAGATAACGTTGATACCAGCAACCGCAGGAACTGCTGCCCAGTAGACAGCAGGATTGCTGCTTACATCTAGTTGATACAACCATGTGTCATCATTGTTGATGTCATTTACGTTTACGCTGACCACACGATTAGGCAAACTTTGATTCAAGTTAAAATCTTGGGTTGTCAGTTTACCTTGTTTAAAATAAACAAAATAACCAGTATTGACACTGTTGTTACCTAGATTGTCATTGCGATACAGGATATTGAATTTACCTGTAGGAACAGGTGCAGGTTCGTAGATGTAACTTTTTCCTGCACTGCTGGCGCTGACTGCTTCAAAATCCATTTTGCTGTTTTCAACAATGGCGCTAAAGGCTCTGCGAGGAATAACCCCCGGAGTCAAGTTGATACTGTATTCATCTGTTAGAATACCGTTGATGGTATTGGTGCTGCCAGGTTTACCAACAACTTGGTTGCTGATTAGGGCAGCATTTAGAATAGTAGTAAACTGTTCTTGCCAGTCTGGGTTAGCAGTATCGTTCCACGAAATTAGTAGATTGCTGAGGTTTAGACCATTGCTGTCAAAGAGATTTTCTGTTGTGCTGAGACTGTCAATTTTCAAATAGCCGCTGGCGCCAATATTGCGTTTTGGGCTGTAGCTGATTAGACGTGCTAGTTTTAGGATGCTGTCGCGACGTTCTGCTGTGTCAAAAAAGTTTTCACGTGCATTCATGTCACCACGGAATGCCAAGCTCTGTCCCAAGAAAGCAATAAGGTCAATTAAGGCAATGTATTCGCTAGATTCTGTAAAGTCATTGAAATCTTCAGGATAGTAGTTACGCAAGTAATCGATCATGGTCTTGCGTAGAGTTTCAAAATCGTAGCTCTGGAAGTCTGCTTGCTTAAAGGTCTGGTACAGCTGAGTCCAGTCCTGGTTTACCAATAGGTTAGTCTGACGTGTAGTGATTGACATCTAAATACATCCGTTATTATGTATTTATTCTAATCAAAATCTACGTAGTTAATAAGTTGCGTTTGTGGTCAACTTGCTGCTGTTGGCGTCAAAGTTCAAGCTCATCTGTGTTGTTTGATTGGTAGGAATAAACACAAGATCTAGTTCAATTTGTATGCCATGCTCTTGGCCAGTGATAGTGATGTTTTGCAGTCCCAATCGTGGATCATAGCCCACAATCTTTTTAACATCATTGACAATTAGATCGTTTACATGATCTGTCAAGGGTTCAAACAATAGGCTCCATATGATACTGCCAAAGTTAGGCTGCATCAATTTTTCACCTTTGCGTATGTTGAAATGATTCAACAGGTCCTGTTTAACCAAATCAATATCGCTAGTGCGAAACTTCTTGCTGCGATTTATTGTACTGAAACCCTTGTATAGTATTGCCATAGTGTATTTATTGTAGTGGTGCGCTCAATAATTGTACGTGTACGGCGTCAGGTTTGCTGAATGTGCCGCCCCAACGTAGTCCGTATTGTGCAAAATCAACTGTACGTGCAATCAATGCCATCTGCCCGCTGTCAATTGCCATACCATCATTGTGTGCGCTGTGCTTGAGCGACGGTGTAGTAATGCCACCAGCGGTGGGATTATTAGGGCCGCCACCTGCTGCATGCCAACGATCAATCAATGATTGCTGATCTGCTAGGCTACGATAAGCGCTGGTAATAGTAATCTTAGCACCAGATTTTGCCTTAAAGTCCTGTGCCATTTTGAGTACAGCATCTTTAAAGTCACTGCTTAGTTGATCAAATCCTGCTCGTGTTCCGGTGCCACTTGCGGCAAATGTAAACACATCATCAGGGTTGATACCTGTGGTATTTGCACCGCTTAACCCAACTGCTTGTGCTACACTACCTACAGCACCGCCAGCTGCTAGAATGTCAATCGCATAGCGTCCGTGATTGTAGTAGACTGAGCCATCTTGTCCCTGTGCATCAGCGACTGTACCTGTATCGCGCCATTTTTTAGCTGCTGCGCTGCTACGCATCTGATAAGCTACCAACATCATACCTGCTGCGGTACAAACATCATCTGTAGACACAATACCACTGTTTCCAACTAGTTCTTTATAGTAGGTACTTAAGGCTGCATACATGATAGCGTCTTGTAGTGCTGGACTGTTAAAGAAGTCGTCTTGACTTGTTATGCCATCTTTGCCTGCCCATGCAACTGGCTTACTCAGTGTGTTAACTCCAAATGTGTTAATCGCATCAGGTTTGATATAGCCGTTTGTGGCCAAGAACTGTGCATCCATGCCATACTTGCCAATGCGTGTACGATCATCGCTAACATAGCTGTAGTTGAATTGACTGATAAAGTAGCC